AGAAGACCCATACTTTTTTAAACACTACACAACGGAGGACAATGTAATAAATGTGGACTTCAGCAAAAGAGGAAAGTAGAATGGACATCACAGATATTGTGAGGCCAAAGCATTATAATACTGGTGTCATAGAAACTATTGAGTTGATTAAATCCAGTATGTCTATCGATGAATACAAGGGTTACCTTATGGGTAACATCCTTAAATATATTTGTAGGCATAAACACAAGAACCCTTCTGAACCGTGGAAGGATTTGAAGAAAGCTGAATGGTATCTAGCTGCCCTCATCAAAGAGGAAGCTAACAATGGAGGTTAGATAGGAATGCCTAAGAATAAAAAACCACGTAGATCAAAGGACAAGACAACGAATAAAAAACCAAAGGAATATAGTCCTTTAGAAAATTCTAACGACCAGCCTTTCAAAGAACACATGTTGCACATGAAGGAAGCACACGATGTTGGACATCTTCTGTGGTTATTAAACACTGGCAGGTTAATTCTTCCTCACCATGAACACCCGGAAGGTGCCCTTAATTTGAGGTTACCCTTCGATGACATTGAAGAGAACTATTACAAGACTAATCCAAACATCGTAGTCATAGATGACTTTATGAATTTGGAAGCGTTACAAAAACTTAAAAAATATTGCTTGGAGTTTCCTTTTTGGAATACCATATATGGTAGAGGGTACTTAGGTGCATTCAGAGAGAATGGTTTTTCTCCTCAAGTACTATCCACGTTATCTTTGGAAATGGTAACGCATCTACCAAAGGTATTTGATGATACAAATAAAAGGAACCTATCCCAGATGTGGGCATTTAAGTACGAGTCCAAGTGCCCCGGTATTGATATCCATGCAGACTTCGCTGCCGTCAATGTAAACTTTTGGATCACTCCAACTGAGGCGAACAAGGATTACGATGAAGAGAAGGAGGTAGGTAAGACAGGAGGTATGTGGATATGGGATACGGGCGCTCCACCTGACTGGGACTTCAACCGTTACAACGGTGACGATAAGGCAGAGGTAATAAAGTTCTTAGAGGAGAAAAATTCCAAGGCGGTGTACGTGCCATACAAGTACAATAGATGTGTCATGTTTGATTCTAATTTGTTTCACAAAACAGCAGATGTAAACTTCCTTCCCGGCTTTGACAACAAAAGAATAAATGTAACCATGTTGTTTGGACAGCGGGAAAATACTGGGGTGGAACCACAAGACATGGTAGAAGCAGACGCATTGAGGAAGGCCACATCTAAACCTGTATTAGATATGATTAATGAAGACTCAATCAAAGAGTATGTGGGGATTAGAGATGGAGGTTAGACTTAAACTTGTTCTCAAAATAGATGCGGAAGAATATCCCATACCAGCAGATGAGTTTGTTATACCTGAATTAAAAGATTACATTGAGGATATGTTTGCTGATATAGATGGCGTAACCATACATAAAATAACAGCTACACAAAATTAATCAGAGGAGGGCCACATGGAATTACCTACAGAGTTAGTAAAAAATATTTTTAATTATTTAACCAACCGTCCATACAAGGATGTTGCACATCTAGTTAGTGGAATATTAATGGCCCAAGATGCTGAGGCTAAAGCAGAGGCTGAAAAACAAAAGGAGTTACCTTTGGTATGATACCCAGATTTATTTCAGATTATCAGTCATTCATTCACCAATCCCGTTATAGCCGCTGGCTTGATAAGGAGGGTCGAAGAGAAACGTGGGAAGAAACTGTGACAAGATTGCTAGATTTCTATAAAGACTTCCTTAAAAATAATCATGGTTATAGTATGCCAAAGGAAGTGTACACTGATCTATATGCAGCCATCGTAACCATGCAGGTCATGCCTAGCATGAGAGCTATGATGACGGCTGGCCCTGCACTGGAGCGCAATCATATTGCTGCTTACAACTGTAGCTACCTGCCTGTTGATAGCCCTCGTTCATTTGATGAGTGCCTGTACATACTCATGCATGGTACTGGTGTAGGTTTCAGCGTGGAGAGACAGTTCATCAATCAACTTCCTAATATCCCTGATCAGTTTGAATCCAGTGAAACCTGTATTGTTGTACAGGATAGTAAGGAAGGTTGGTTCAGGGCATTTAAAGAATTGATTAACCTTTTATACGCTGGTCAGCTACCTCAATGGGATATGTCCAAGGTCAGACCTCAAGGTGCCAAGCTAAAGACATTCGGTGGTAGAGCAAGTGGGCCTGAACCTTTGAACGAACTGTTTAAGTTCACCAGTAATATGTTTAAGAATGCTCAAGGCCGAAAGCTAAACAGTTTAGAATGTCATGATCTCATGTGTAAGATTGCTGATGTTGTTGTAGTTGGGGGTGTTCGTAGGTCTGCATTAATTAGTTTATCTAATCTAGGTGACGATCAGATGAGACATGCAAAATCAGGAGAGTGGAGATACATCGCTCCACACAGATCATGTGCTAATAATTCTGTAAGTTATACACAAGGAATAACAACAGGTTCGTTCCTGCGTGAGTGGGAAGCACTGTATGAAAGCAAGTCAGGAGAGAGGGGTATATTCAATCGTAAAGCTGCACAAGAACAAGCTGCTAAGTATGGTAGAAGGGAATCGGATATAGAATATGGCACTAACCCATGCAGTGAGATTATCCTACGGCCCAAGCAGTTTTGTAATTTAAGTGAGGTTGTTGTGAGAGCAGAGGATACACCCGAAACATTACAGAAGAAGATTGAACTTGCTACTATCTTAGGAACCATTCAATCCTGCTTTACTGATCTAAAAGGATTAGGTAGGCAATGGGTTAAGAACACAGAGGAAGAAAGACTTCTTGGTGTGTCTCTTACAGGTATACTGGATAACGCTATGTTAGCTAACAAGACAAAGGATAGCCTTCCCTCATTGTTAGGTAGCCTTAGAACAGGTGCAGTCCATACTAATCGTAAGTGGTCTTCTCTGTTTAATATAGAACCTTCTGCTGCCATCACTTGTGTTAAACCTAGTGGTACTGTCAGCCAGTTGGTTGATGCAGCTTCAGGTATCCACCCTAGGCATTCTGAATACTACATCAGAACAGTGAGAGCAGATAAGAAAGACCCGCTAACTCTGTTCATGACTGATGCTGGGGTTCCTGTAGAGGATGAGATTGATAGGCCAGAAACAACAGCAGTGTTTTCATTCCCAGTCAAAGCACCAAAGGGTGCAATAACGAGGCACGATATGTCTGCTGTTGATCATCTAAATATATGGAGTATCTATGCTGAACATTGGTGCGAACATAAGCCTTCAATCACTGTTAGTGTTAAAGAAGATGAGTGGTTAGAGGTTGGTGCTTTTGTTTATAAGAACTTCTCTACCATGTCGGGAGTAAGTTTCCTTCCTATGTCTGAGCATAGCTATGAGCAAGCACCATATCAGGACTGTACTAAGCAGGAGTATGAGAAGCTTTTGAAACGTATGCCAAAGAGTATTGATTGGAAAAAGCTTGGTGAGTATGAGAGAGATGATAATACTATTTCATCACAGACATTCAATTGCGTTGGTGATTTTTGTGAGGTTGTTGATCTTGTTAGGTAAACTTTATTTTATGGTACAAGAACAAGGGAGAGAAAAAATGTCTAGCACTTATGATGAACTTAATGTCAGAACTACAGAGGAGATATTAAAAAATAATGTCCACGATCTTCAGGAGCAACTAGTTAACGCCAATAAGAGAGTAGCATCTCTCAGAGATACATTAAATAATATAATTAATATGCATAAGGATATAGAGTACAAGTTACAAGGTATAGAAATTTATGTTCATGATATTAAGGAATTAATTGATGACTAGCTTCGAAGATAATTGGAAGAAAAGCCATAAGGAATTGGCAAAGATTAAGGATGACCTGAAGGACTGTATGATTTGTGGTTGTCCTATTACAAAAAAAGATTACGAGGATTATAAGATGTGTCCTTGGTGTTACGCTGATGGAAACTTTGAAAATGAGGGAGGGGCTATTTTATAATGTATACCGAAGAAAGAACAAAAGAAATATTGGATGCTTTTACTAAGGTATTGATTAAAGCAGATAATTTTTCTAGTGACGGTGATCCAAAGGAATACAAACAATTCTGGATCGCCCTCCGTAAAGACGGCGCGAATTTACTAGGGGTGTCAAGATATTTATATGGAATGAGAATTAAAGATAATGTTGAAAAAGATTTAGGACATACAGGAATAATGTAATGACACCATATGAA